AGGTTCAGTTAAGATACGAAAGATATTCCTGAATATTTGGGGAACCAACAAGTTAATTCCAATAAGCGTCCGGTTCAAAGATGGCAGACTAACATTGGAAGAAGACGATATTGTATTGGAAGGCGTAAGATGACCACATACCAGGTGAATTCAAGTTAGTCAGTAAGGAATAACCGATATATATTAGGAGGAAAAAAGTAGGCATCTAAAAAATGTCTACTTTTTTTGATTATTTTTACGAAACCACTTTATAATTCAATCAATATGTAGTACAATATAATTGAGGACAAGAAGTGCCCAGAAAAACTTCAGAAAACCTGAAAGGTGGAGATGAATTATGACAAAGAAAACAGCAGAACAAAAAGAGTACGGTTTCACGGGATGCTACGAAAGGTCGAAGACGGTAGAAAGGGGGCACCAACTAGAATTGGAAATCAACAGCGGTTTAGTCAAACGAAAGACCATATCGGAAATTGCAGAAGAAACAGGTGCGCCAAAAGAAGCAGTTATTGAGTGGTACGACTACTTAAATGACGGAGATAATATAGAGTATATATACACCAAGGACGAAGGAGCAATAGCCGGAGTTGAATATACAGGAGGTAGATACTGTATAGTAGGGTTAAGAATGGACAGTCAAATTGATTCATTTGCGGACATGATTTATTACGTGGAAAATTTTTAAGAAGCTGAAAGGCTTCTTTTTTTTGACTAGATATTGTTAATCATGAAAATTATAATAATAAATTCAGCGGTTGATACTTTATAATATAAACTGTAAGATATCAAAAACATGGTGGTCGAAACCACTGAAAAAAGCGGAGTTTTTGAAAGAGAGGAAGATTATCATGTTGAGAGAACAACTAAAGCAAGCAGGGTTTTCAGATGAGCAAATCGAGAAGATTATGAAGCTTCACCAAGCCGAAATCGACGGCAACTTTATACCGAAATATCGTTTCGACGAAATCAATGAAGCCAACAAGACCCTGAAACAAAATCTCGCTGATAGGGACAAACAGATTGAAGGGCTGAAAGGTTTCAAAGGTACAGCAGAGGAGCTGGAGAAGCAGGTGAAAGAACTTCAAGAGGAGAACAAGAAGAAGTCTGAGGACTTCGAGGCTCAGCTGAAGGACGCTCGGATAACGACGGCAATTAAACTCGAGCTTGTTGGAAAGGTTTACGATGCGGATATGGTCTCCGGTCTAATCGATAAAAGCAAGATTGAACTGGACGACAAGGGTAACATCAAGTCGGGTTTCAAAGAACAGTTTGATACGCTGAAAAAGGACAAAGCTTTCTTGTTCATACCTGAGAAGAAGGACGATAAGAGTCAGTTCGGATGGAAGCCAAGGGGAACTACACCTTTTGACGGTTCAGACGATCAAGGCGAAGGTGACGACACTCCGGAAGCTTTCGGCAAAAATCTTGCCAAGAGTATCAAATCCACATCCGATGTGGTAAAAGCCGCAAACGATTATTATTTCAAAGGAGGAAATTAAGCCATGGAAGTAATCCAGAATGAGTACACATCAGCGAAGCAGATACTGATGTTCCCGGACCACTATGTGGCTGTTCCGCAGAAGTTCACAAAGAATGACGCTGCGGTTACTACCACAGCAGACGGGAAGAAGATCATGAAAGCCGGAACTATATACCCTTCCAACGATGCATCGGCTAGAGGTGTAGTTTTTAGTGATGTAGATGTCACCAACGGAGACGCCAACGGTGCTCTTATTGTTCACGGCTTTATCAAAGTAAAAGCACTGCCCGCAGTACCTACAGCAGCAGCGATTGCAGCACTGAAAGATATTCAATTCTATCCTCTGCAGGCTGCTGGTGTAACTCTAACAGGTACCAAGATTACAATACCTGTCGGAGAAGAAGATGATCCTGAGGACCCGGTTGTTCTTAAACTGAATGGAGCTACCTTCAGAGATGGAGTAGAGACACTTACCAACTGGACAATAGTTGGCGAAGCAGATACCAAGGTATCAGTAAGTAAAATTACAGTCAGCGATGATAATCAGACGATTTCTGTCACGCTGAAAGTAAATGCAGCAGCAGTTGCAGGTGATGTTACAATAGCCCCTGCAGCATCCATTATAAGCACAGGCCAGACAGTAGCTGCGGTAACTGTAGCAACTGTAGCAGTCGCGTAAAGGAGGTAACAGAAGATGCCAAAATCTATTTATGAACTGGTAAATAGTCAGGCAATGGCAGCATACTGGGAGGAGCTTCAGTCCAACAGAATACCCTATCTCGGTGAAGGCTTATTCCCGAACCAGAAGAAACTTGGCTTGAAGCTTGAGTGGATCAAGGGTTATAATCAGCTGCCTGTAGCATTGATGCCGTCAGCATTTGATGCTAAGCCTACTCTGAGAGACAGAATCGGTGTTACCGAAATGTCCACCAAGATGCCATTCTTCAGAGAGGCAATGAGAATTGGTGAAGAGGATAGGCAGCAGTTGCTCATGCTCATGGATGCCGGCAAGCCGTATGTTGACTCTATCATAACTCGTATCTTTGATGACGTGAAGACATTGGTAGACGGCGCCCTTGTTCAGAGCGAGAGAATGAGAATGTCTCTGCTCGTCGACGGCAAGATTGCAATATCTGCCCCCAACGATTCCGGTGTAGTTGTTGATTACTCATACGACTATGATGCCAGCGGGACTTGGAAAGCTAAGAACACCGTTACACTGGCGGGACAAGACGCATGGAGTGATACTGCAAACAGCAACCCGATCGCAGACATTCTTGATGCCAAAAGAGAGATGTCCGTGAAATACGGCGTTACACTTACTCGTGGTATCATGACAACCAAAACGTGGACCTATCTGATGAACAATGCCGCTATCAAGAATGACATGAATGTAGTCGAAGGTGCCAAGATCATTCTCACAGACGGCGACCTGCAAAGGTACTTGCTGGCAAAGACAGGCATCACATTCGTTATATACGATAAGATGTATAAGGACGAAGCCGGCGTGGACAAGCAGTTCTACCCTGACGACTATGTCACCTTGCTACCTGCATATACTCTGGGTAACACCTGGTATGGCACAACTCCTGAGGAAGCAGATCTGATGAACGGAAACGTGGACGCGAACGTGACTGTCGTAAACACAGGTATCGCAATCCTTACCAAGAAGGAAAGCCTGCCCGTCAATGTAATCACCAGCGTGTCTGAAATCGTTCTGCCTTCGTTCGAGAGGATGAGCGACATCTATGTCATGAAGGTAGCCTCTGCGGTATGAAGGTAGCCTAAGGAAGGGGGTAACCTGCAATGGCGAAGATGATAGTCAACTGCGGTGTAAAATACAAAGGTGTTCGCTATTATCCTAACGAAATAATCGAAGTGGACGAGAAGGACATCGAATCCTTCAAGTCCCTCGGCGGTTGGGTAGTAGCTGAAGCCACGAAGCAGCCTGAGGGTAATAAAGTTGACGACGGTAAAGTCGAAGACGGAAAGAAGCCTGCTGACGACAAAGCTGACAAGGTAGCTGAAGCTGAGAAGAAGTTGGAAGCTGCTCAGAATAAGGTCGATAAGCTGGTAGCTAAACTCCAGAAAGCCCCCGAGGATGCTAAGTTACTCAAGGAGCTTGAGAAGGCAGAAAAAGCAGTTGATGCTGCTGCCACCGAGCTGGAAGAACTAAAGAAATAAGAGGTGAGGGTCGATGGACATTCTAGATATAGTGAAATTGAAACTGAAAGGTACGACGATTACAGAGCCTGAAATGGAGCTGGCAATCGAAGAGGTTTCTGAGGTAGTCAAGAACTACTGTAATCGAGACGACGTCCCTTCAGAACTCAATTTTACCGTAGCTAATATGGCTATCGACCTTCTTAAGTACACATCACCCGAGAGCGGCGATTCAGACGTGAGTACTTCCGATGTCTCAAGCATTCGGATGGGGGATATGACAATTAACCTCAGATCAAGAAGTCATGTTGCTAAGCTGGACGAATTGACGATGGATTATAAAGGTCAGCTGAATAAATTCAGAAGGTTGGTGTAATGGTGAATTTCTCAATATTTTCAAAAATTGCACAAACTCAGATGACCGATAAAATGAGCATCAATAGATACGTTAGCAGCAAAGCAGCTGACGGTACCACGATAAATGTACTGCCGGAACAACCTCTCTACAGCGATATCAAGTGTAGAGTCTCATTTTCAGGAGCAGACACCTCGGATGGAACTGACACAGACTCCAATCCGTTACATCAGCGAGTCAAGATATTCTGTCCTCCTGAAGTAGACTTACAAAAAGGTGATTTCATTGTAGCACAAAAGATGAATGGAGAGGTAGTAATAGGAACCTATGAAGGACAGAGTGGAATGCCAATGGTATATGCAACTCATCAGGAAGCCATTCTAATCATGACGGGTGATGCATAATGGCGTTCAATTATAAAGAGTTCGAGGCTATGTATCAGAATCTTCACAAGGTTCAGAAGTTTCATGAAAAATTCGTAAGGAACTTCTTATACGAAATGGGACTCAGATGCTTAGCAAAGACAAAGAAGCGTACTCCAGTGGATACCGGAGATTTGAGAAATCACTGGTCACTGAGTGATGTGTATAGAAAAGGCGATGACCTTGTCATATATCTATCGAACTCAATGGAGTATGCAAGTCATGTGGAATATGGGCATCGAAAGCGGAATGCCCCTCTAGTTCTTCGACCTGAAGATAGAAATCCAGGCAACTGGGTAGAGGGGTATTTTATGGCAACTCTGTCAATAGCAGAGATTGAAGCTCAGATGCCCGCAAGATATGATGCAGCCTTAAAGAAATTTCTGAGTGGATTGGGGGTCAGGTAATGCCAATAGACGGTGAAACAGTCAAGAGTGCAATATCGATGAAGTTGGCAGAGTCATTTCCTGACCTGACAATCTATAAAGAAAAAGTAGTACAAGGTATGCAGAAACCTTGTTTTTTCATATGGCAACTGAACGTCAATTGCACTCAAGAGTTAAGAAATCGATACAATATGCTATTCAATATGATAGTACGATATCATCCGCAAGAGAATATTCCAGACACCTACTCAAAGTGTGCGGATATCGGCATCAGATGTATTGATCATTTATCAACTATACAAGTTGAAAACAGACCATTGCAGGCTACCTCGATAAGGTTTGAAATAGTAGATGATGTCCTATTCGTGTATGCGGACTATTCAATTAGAGTAGACAGGGAGCTGCCCCCTGAGCCGAAGATGGCAGTAATCGATGATATAGAAGGAGTGATATAAGCCATGGCAGGTGGAAATTGGAGTGCACAGAATAAGGTCCGTCCAGGTGCGTACATCAACTTCAAGAGCGTACCTGCTCCTCTCACTCAGGTTGGAAGTCGTGGTATTATGACAATGCCCGTTCCAATGTCATGGGGTCCTGCAGGTGAGGTTATTGAACTATATAGCACGGACCTTGTTGACGGGAAGAGCTTGGAGAAGATAGGTTACGTAGCAACTGATGCGGAATCTCTTATCTTCAGAGAAGCCTTGAAGAACTGCTATAAAGCATTGATTTATAGAATCGATGCTGGCGGTACAAAGGCTACAGCAACTCTTGGAGGGCTCACAGCAGTAGCGAAGTATCCGGGTGTTGTTGGTAATAAGATTTCTATTGTAATCATAGCAAATGGGGATAAATTCGACGTTGTGACATTGTTCAATGGAGTTGAAAAAGACCGCCAGACTGTTGCAACTGCACAAGAATTGGAAGACAATGCATGGGTTGATTGGTCAGGAGAAGGAGCACTTGCAGCAAATGCAGGAGTGCCTCTGTCAACCGGAACCAACGGAACAGTGCTTGATGAGAACTACACAGATTATTTCAACGTCATTCAAAACCACGTATGGAATACGATGGCAGTGCCCACAACTGAAGCAACTATTCCTCCACTCGTACTCAACTTCATCAAGATGATGAGAGACGACATGGGTAAGAAAGTTCAGGCTGTCGTATATAACTATCCCGCTGCTGACTACGAAGGCATAATCAGTGTCAGCCAGGGGTACACCACAGCAACTGAGACAGTGTCCCCAGCAACCTTTGTTGCATACGTAGCAGGTATGACTGCTGGAGCAGCAGTAAACCAGTCTAATACGTATCATGTAATCACGGGAGCTACTGGCATTGTGAACGAGATAGCCGAACAGGACATCGCAGAAAAACTTCAAGGCGGTGAACTCGTAGTATCCAGAAGACGTGACGGTGTAATTGTCATTGAGCAGGACATCAATACTCTGCACAACTTCACAGCTGAAAAGGGATATATTTTCAGCAAAAACAGGGTCATTCGTTGCTTGGATGAGATCGCGAATACTATCACACTTACGTTCCAAAAGAACTACCTCGGAAAGGTCGACAATGACGAAACTGGTAGAAACATCTTCAAGTCTGACATTATAGCGTTCATAAACAGCTTGGTATCATTAGGTGCTGTAACAGACTTCAATGGAGTTGATGATGTTATGGTAAGTGCCGGAGATAGCATTGATTCTATCGTAGTTGATCTTGGCATAAAACCGGTTGACTCAATGGAGAAACTTTACATGACCGTTCTGGTCGGATAGGAGGTGTAAGATATGGCATTCTTCAGAGCAGATGACACAATCAGTGGAAAGGAAGCTAAGGCGCAGATTAACATCAATGGTCAGATTGAAGACCTTCTGTATGCTAAATCAGCTGAGGCAACTTTCGAGAAGAAGAAAACTGAGATAAATACTCTTGGTAAGAGAGGAACTCAGAGCAAGGCGACAGGCTGGTCTGGTACCGGGACAATGACAGTCTACTATGCTACATCGTTGTTCAGGAAGTTGGCAACCCAGTACATCAAGACAGGCAAGGACTTCTATTTCGACCTCATAATCACAAATGAAGATCCTGGAAGTTCAATCGGCAAGCAGACGACTGTCTTGTATAACTGTAATATAGACTCAGTCCTTCTTGCTAAGTTTGATGTGGAGTCGGATGTACTCGATGAGGAGATTCCGTTCACATTCGACGATGCGGACATACTGGACGAATTCGGGAAGCCTGTTGTTTAACAGGCTTTTCCCGTAGGTATTTTTATATTAGGTAGGTAGGAAAAACCGGAGAGAACTAAAATCATAAGGTTGGAAAAAATGGGAGGTAACGATTTATGAGCTTACTGCAAGAATTTTTAGTTCAACACCCTATCGACAATACCGTAGTTGAAGTCATCGTGTCTGACAGGTTCAAAGACAAAGATGGAAATATTCTTAAATTCAAAATCAGGCCTGTTACTGGACCGGAGTACGCTGAGTATCAAAGAGCTTCAACCACAATTAATCGTCACAGAAAAATAGACTTCAACAGCAAGAAGTTCAATGAGCTGATGATTATAAATCATACCATTGATCCTTCTTTCAAAGATGCGGATAGCATTCGGAAGTTGGGGTGTACTACTCCTGAAGACTTCCTATATAAATGCTTGTTGGCGGGTGAGATCCAAGAACTGTCAAACCAAATCTCGAAAATATCCGGATTTGACACCGATATGGAGGAGCTTCGTGAAGAAGCAAAAAACTCCTAGCGGAAGGTGACGGTGAAACTATGTATGCGTTCTACGCATTGCATAAATTTCACTGGGAGCCTTCCAAATTCTTAAATCTTCCAATGCGAGAGAAGGCATTGGTCATGGCGATGATCGACGAAAGAGTCGCGGAAGAAAAGAAACAAATTCAACGAATGAAGAGCAAGACAAGAAAGTAGCCTAGGGAGGGTGCTGTTCATGGCAAAAATCAGAAACGAAATATCACTTCGAGATAAAATGACTCCGGTTTTTCGGCAGATTTTGAAAGCTATGAACAGCACTCTTAGGGCTATGGAGCAGATTGACAAGAAGTCAAATACGGGTGCAGTAAGTAAGGCTTACCAAAAAGCTGCTAAAGACATTCAACAGGCGAATAATGCTGTAATAAAGTTTAGCAATTCTCTCACAAGTGCAGAACAAAAATCAAATAGAGTTGCAAAATCAGTTGCAGGTTGGAAGAATCCTCTTGCTAATGCTTATTATGCAGTAGAACTACTTCAGAAAGGATTTCAAGCTTTCTCAGGCGTGGCAAGAATATCTGATGAGTTCACGCTAACTGCAGCAAGATTGGATCTTATAAACGACGGTGCCCAAGACACTCTTAAACTACAAGAAATGATTTTCCAATCTGCAGAGAGGAGTAGAGGCTCTTACACTGCTATGGCAGCAAGTGTATCCAAACTCGGACTTCTTGCAGAAGATGCTTTTGACAGTAATGAGGAGTTAATAGCCTTTACTGAGTTGATGCAAAAGTCATTCATAATAGGCAATGCGAGCACACAAGAACAGCAGTCAGGTATGTACCAATTAACTCAAGCTATGGCTGCTGGAAAACTTCAGGGTGATGAATTCCAAAGCATTATGAGAAATGCACCCATACTAGCAAATGCTATTGCTAAATATCTCGGAGTAACAAAGGGTGAATTAAAGGAGTTATCTTCTGAAGGATTGATTACTTCTGACATAATTAAGAATGCAATGTTTGCTGCGGCAAAGGATATAAATGAGACATTCGAGCAGATGCCTCCGACGTTTAGTTCCTCGATGCAGGACATTAAAAATAAAGCACTTCAAGCATTCCAGCCAATTATTCAGAAAGCTACAGAGTTACTGAATAGTGAAGAGTTCGCACAGTTTATTCAAGCTGTTATTGACGGGATTACCTGGATAGCGGACATGGCAATAGCACTTGCGAATACTTTATCTGATATTTATAATTGGTTCTCAACCAACTGGTCAACGATTAGCCCTATATTATATGGTATCGGAGCTGCCATTGCTGCAGTCATAGCAATAATTCTGGTTTGGAAGACAGTGACGGTTGTAATGACAGCAGTACAATGGGCACTTAACTTAGCAATGACAGCTAATCCTATAAGTATAATAATAGTAGCGATTGCGGCACTAATTGTTATCATCATAGCTGTAACTGTCTGGTTGATAAAACTCTGGCAGACAAACATTGACTTCAGAGTCGAAGTCATTAGGGTATGGAACAGCATTCTGGCATTCTTCGATAAGGTTCCAGTATTCTTTCAAGGCATTGGTAATGGCATAGCAGACATCTTTGGAGGCATAAAAGTAACTGTTCTGCAGATATTAGAAGGAATGGTTAACGGTGCTATTGACATAATCAACGGGATGATTGAAGCTGTAAACAAGATACCCGGTGTCAGTATTGAACTGA